ACCAGCACCTAACCTTGAAATCATTCAGGCCGGTGGGACTGCCCTCCAGACGGGCATGCCCGTCTTCCGTTCAGCCCAACCGGCCAAGGTGGTTGTCGGCACCGGCCAAGATGGTTGTCGCTGAACATACCCCAACCCGACAGGGAACCGGCACCTTCTAGGCCCTGTCAGAAACGCGACGAAGATACCCACCGACATGGGACTTTGCCAATGAGGCACGGAAGCTGATCGGGGACCGGGAAACCGGGGCAGGTGTGAAGCCTGTGGGACAGCGGCTGGCCTCCGTCACAGGGCATCGCGTGGATACGGATCGAGGAAGCCGAAGGTCTGTCCCCTGTATATCGGGGGGACAGTAGCGGGGGCCGGTTATTGCCTTCAGCTCAAGCACTCTCCAACCCGCAAACACACGCAGTCACTGAGGTTGCACGGCGCTTGCGCACGTCGGCAGGCGGAACATGCAGGACAGACACACCACATCGGCTGTGAACTGCACCAAACTCTCATCATAAACTATTGATTTACAACCAATATCGCCTAGCAATTGCTTGCGGTTTGCCGAATGTTGCAGTCGTTCATCATCGACACATGAGAACCATTCGCAACTGCTTGATTTATCCCCCTGATTATTTTAATGTTATATCATAACATAAAAGGCCTGCCATGTCTCACACTCGCCAGTATCTGCCTGCCGGATCGTCCGTCCCAATCGAGGACGTGAAGATGCGCGCCCGTGTAGATGGCGACTTCGAGGACATGGACATTCAGCGGCTGGCCGACACGGCGGCTGCTGAGATCGAGGCGCATTGCGGGCTGGCGCTCTTGGGGCAGGTTGTGACCGTCACCCTGCAAGCGTGGTGCAAGCGCATCCCCCTGGCAATTGGTCCGTTCTGGCCCGAGGGGTTGGCCGACCATCCCGTGACTGTCGAACTGCTGGACGAGGCAGGCAACATCACCCCGCACCCGGCAGGCTGGTGGATCACCCCCGGCAGGTATCCAGTGCTGAACCTCACTGCATCGGTGCATGGCGCTGCTCTGCGCATCCGCTATCCCGCAGGCTATGGCACTAGGACTGACAGCATCCCGCCCGACCTACAGCTGGCCATCGCTGACCATGCGGCCATGCTGTATGACGCACGCGGCTTCGATGACGAGATGCCGCAAGGGCTGTCGATGGCAGCGGCCCGCATCGCTGCCCGGCATCGTCGAGTTGCCATATGATCGAAGCGACGGGCAAGCCACGTGGACGACCCCGCAAGGATGGCCTGCCTAGCGGCTCACAGGCTGCGCGTGAGGCCGACAAGCGCGGGGCAAGGGGGCGACACCCGAAGGCAGCCAAGGCGGCTGTGCGGCCCGCTGCGGGGCGGAATGGTCCCAATGCCGCCGTTTCTGCCGCTGCTCAGGACCGTGTGGTGAATGTTGCTTGCGCGCGTTCTGACGACCTGGCCGAAAATACCCTCGATTTCATCCGGTCCCTGCGCATTCCCGAAGGGCCTTTGAACGGGCAATGCTTCTCCCTGGCGCCCTTTCAGGAACAGTTTGTGCGGGGCGTTCTGGACCCTGACGTGATGACGGCAATCATGTCCGTGGGAAGGGGTCAGGGGAAATCCATGCTCTCGGCAGCGATGGCGCTGGCGCACGTGATGGGCGTGTCTGATCCCCAACCCCGGCGTCAGGTGATTGTGGCAGCCCGCGTGAAGGAACAGGCCCGCATCGCTTGGGAATACGTCCAGGCAATTGTTCAGCTGCTGCCCGAGGAAGAACAGGCGCTGTTCACCTTCCGGCAGGCTCCCCGGCTGGAAATCAGCTACGAGGGCAACGGCGGCGGGATGATCCGGGCGGTTGCGGCGGATGCCAAGAACCTTCTTGGACTTTCACCCACGCTCATCATCGAAGACGAATTTGGACACTGGCACCCGGATAAGGGGATGCAGCTGCACGCTGCGCTGGAAACATCGGCGGGCAAGCGGCGGGCAAAGATGGTTATCATCTCGACCTCGGCCAGCGACGATCAGCACCCCCTGTCGCAGATCCTCGATACCCCGCCCCCGCACAGCTTCATTATCGAATGTCGCGCCCCTCTGGGAATGCCTGCCGACGATCTGGACGGCATCAAGGCAGCGAACCCCGGATCTGAGCATGGCATCGGCCCGTCTCTGCAATGGCTCCAGGAACAGGCCCGCGTGGCGATCCAGCGGGGCGGGCAGGCGCTCACGGGCTTCAGATTATACTCGCTCAATCAGCGAATTTCTGACGTGGGCAAGGCGCAGCTGCTGACGGCTGACGAATGGCAGGCTTGCGAGGTTGGCAACGACGAACTGCCCCCGCGTGAGGGTGAGTGCATCGTGGGCATAGACCTTGGCCTGTCCCGCTCCATGTCTGCGGTGGCCCTGTATTGGCCTCTCACGGGCAGGTTGGAGGTTCAGGGGGCATTCCCTCACAAACCCGGCCTTGCCGACCGTGGCGAGGCTGATGGCGTCAAGGACCGCTATGTGCGGATGCACGACCGGGGCGAACTGATCGTGACCGGCGACAGCACGGTTCAGGCTGGCCCTTGGCTGCGGATGGTCTGGGACGAACTGGTGCGGGATGCTGACGTTCGGGCGCTGACCTGTGACCGATACCGGCAGGCCGAATTGCTGGACGCGCTGGCAGCTGCGGGCATCCGCGCCCCTGTCGTGTTTCGGGGCCAAGGCTTCCGCGACGGCGGGCAGGACGTGGAAGGCTTCCGCAAGGCTGTCTTTGACGGCGAGGTGCGCACTGTCCCGTCCCTGCTGATGCGCAGCGCGGCGGCAGATGCCCTTGTCGTTGTCGATGACGCCATGAACGCCAAGCTGACGAAAGCCCGCTCCCTGGGGCGCATCGACGCTGTGTCGGCATCTATTCTGGCGGTGGCCGAGGGGCAGCGGCGCAAGTCGGCACCCAAGCGGAAAGTGAGGGCGGAATGGCTCTGATCCGCGATCATCACCGGCACAGCAAGCGAGTGACCTCGACAAAACGCTGGCAGGTTCTGCGCCACATGGTGCTGGAACGCGACAAATGGGCTTGCGTGGACTGCGGACAGACCCGTGGGCGGCTGGAAATCGACCATGTGCAGCCCGTGCGCACCCGCCCGGATCTGGCCTTTGATCCGGCCAACTGCGCCACCCGCTGCCCTTCCTGCCACACCAAGAAAACTAGGATCGAGTGCGGACACCCGCCCCCGGTTCAGTCGCCTGCGCGTGATGCGTGGGCACAAGCTGTTGCCGACCTGGCGACATCCCCCAACCCGGCAACATGAGGTATCACCATGCTGGACTCTGTTAAAATCCAACGTCGCCAATCCGAGATCCGCCAGAACCTTTCGGAACTGGTGGGCAAGGAAAGCCCGACGACCGACGAAACCCGCTCGATGGAAAGCCTCGATGCGGAATACCGTCAGAACGAAATCCGCTATCGCGCGGCCCTGACTGCCGAAGATAGCGAACGGCGCGAAGCCGGGGCCGATCTGGAAACCCGCACCGACCGCCAATATGCCGAGCTGGTCGCGGGCTTCGAGCTGCGCCAGATCGTCCTGGCACTGGACGAGGGCAAATCGCTGTCGGGCCAGACTGCCGAGGTTGTGCAGGAAATGCGCAATGCGGGCGGCTATCGCGGCATCCCGGTTCCGCTGGCGGCGCTGGAACTGCGCAACACCGTGTCAGCTGACGTGCCGAACCCCGTGCAAACCCGCCCGATCATCGACCGCCTGTTCCCGGCATCTGTGGCCGCGCGTCTCGGCATTCAGACCGTCAACATCACGCAAGGCAGCGTGGAATGGCCCGTGGCGACTGCCGGCGCGATTGCCGGATGGGCACCGACCGAAGGCGCGAACGTGCCCGGCCCGAACCCGTTTCAAACGGCCGAGCGGATGCTGGTCCCCGATCACACCCTAGGCGCTCACATGCGCATCACCCGCAAGGCGCTGAAACAGGCTGGCGAAGGTCTGGAACAGGCTATCCGCCGCGACATGAACGGCGCCATCGGTGCTGAACTGGATCGCGCTGTTCTGATGGGCACGGGCGCCAATGGTCAGCCTCTGGGCATCGTGCCTGGCGCGGCAACCTATGGCATCACCTCGACCGCCATTGCCGCTGCCGCATCCTGGGCAGCGTTCCGCGCTGAAATCGTCGCGTTCATGCAGGCGAACCAGATCACCGGGGCCTCGGGCGTGAATGTCGCCTTTGACCCTGAAATCTGGTCCGAACTGGACGACACGCTGATTGCCGGTTCCGCTGTCTCGGAATGGGACCGCATGGTGAAGCACGTTCCGGCGGGCAACATCGCCCTGGCGAACCAGCTGGACGCGGGCACGGCGATCCTGACCACCTCGGCAGGCGGCATCCCCCCGGCCTTCCTGGGCATCTGGGGCGGTCTGGACATGATCCGCGATCCCTACACCGATGCGCAGAATGGCGGTCTGCGGCTCACTGGCCTGCTGACGGCTGACGTGACCGTGGCGCGCGGTTCGCAGATCCGCATCCTGACCGGCATCGGGGCAGTCTAATGCTGTGGGGCGGTAATCTCGGGGCGCTGGAAATCCGGGCCGAGGGCGGGGCTACCCGTCTTGTGGCGCGGTTCCCCTATGGTGCTGAGACTGAGCTTGCACCGGGGCGGCGTGAGGTTATCGCCCCTCGGGCCTTTGCCGATCGCATCGCGGCAGGCGAGGAAATCCACCTTCTCAGCCAGCACGACTATGCCAAGCCCCTCGCCTCCACGGCGGCGGGCACCCTGTCCCTGCGCGATACTGACGATGCGCTTGAAATCCGGGCCGATCTGGACGGCGGCACATCATGGGCTGCTGACTTCCTGGCCGCTCACCGGGCGGGCCTGGTCAAAGGACTTAGCCCCGGCTTCCGCGTCAATGATGGCGGCGAACGGATTGAACGGCGGGCCGAAGGCATGTTGCGCACCGTGACCCGCGCGGCCCTGTTTGAGATTTCTGCGGTGACACGGCCTGCCTATCCCTTGGCGCAGATCGAGGCGCGGGCATGGGAAACGCACCAGGACCGGCAACCGTATCGGGGCATGGTCAATCCCCTGAACCGTTGGAGGGCGTGACATGGGCCTGATGTCATATTTCACCCGGAAAACTGACCTTGTTTCCAACAGGAACGAGGTTGAAACCCGCGCCATCGCCCCCGGCTATACGGCGGCGATCATGGCAGCGCGTGAAAGCTGGATTTCCGGCGCATCGAACATGGGCGAATTGACGGCAGCTGTTCAGACCAGCGTTGGCTTGTGGGAGGGCTGTCTAAGCCTCTCGGACGTGTCGGGCACCGACATGCTGTCCCGGCGTGACATGGCCCTTGCTGGCCGCGCTCTGGCGCTCCGTGGCGAGGCTCTGTTCCTGATCCGCGACCGGCTGGTGCCTGCGATTGATTGGGACATCTCGACCCGCAACGGCACCCCGCGGGCTTATCGGCTGATGATCCCCGAGGCGGGCGGCGGGCGGGCTGAAACCGTCCTGGCCCCCGAGGTTCTGCACTTCCGCATCGGCTGCGACACGGCGACCCCGTGGGTCGGATCTGGACCCCTGCGCCGCGCGCCCCTCTCGGCGCAGCTGCTGCATGAATTGGAAACGGCGCTGCGAGATACCTTCCGCGACAGTCCGCTCGGGAGCTTGATCGTTCCCGTCCCCGAAGGCTCTGCCGACGACATGGACGCGCTGCGCTCCGGCTTCCGTGGCCGTCGCGGCGCAACGCTGGTGATCGAGGGCGTGGCGCAATCCGTCGCGGCAGGGATGCACCCGCAGCTTGGCAAGTCACCGGACCAGCTGTCACCGGATCTGCAAAAGACCTTGGCCGACACGTTGCTGGCCGATGCCAAAGACGCTGTTTTCGGCGCGTTCGGCGTCCTGCCCGGCCTGATGAACCGTAGCACGACCGGCCCCCTCGTGAGAGAGGCACAGCGCCACCTTGCACAGATCGTGCTGCAACCGGTTGCAAATCTTATGGCCGAGGAATGCACCGAAAAGCTGGGCAGCAAGGTGGCGATTGACGTGGTGCGACCGGCTCAAGCCTTTGACCACGGCGGCAAGACGCGTGCCCTGGGAACGATGCTCAAGGCTCTGGCCGAGGCGAAGGCGGCGGGGCTGGACGACAAGACCGTGGCCGATGCGCTGAACTTTATAGATTGGGCAGACTGATGGAAAAGACGTTCCAGGTTGGCGACACCGTGCGGCTGAAAAGCGGCGGGCCTGTGATGACCTACGAAGGCGCGGGGGCCTATTCCGGCGCGATCTGCTCATGGTTTGACGGCGGAAAGCTGGTTCGTGAGGGCTTCACCCTGGCAACGCTGGAAGCCGCCCCACTGGCCCGTTGACGAGTTAGGGCCGGGATGCGCCCTGCGGCTGATCTGACCGTGAAGCATCTGGGATTAGACGGTGAGTGCCCGGTTTTCATGGACCTAAACCCCGTCATGGCGCGGCCCTCAGTCCTTTCGTAGGGGGCGCGGCGCAGGTTGTCACGGCGCACACCGGGGGCAACCAACGCGGCACGAGCAAGTGCCATACCCCGCGTTTGGGGAAGCTGTCACGCGGGACGCTGGCAGCAAAGGGGCCTCGGCATCGAGATGATGCCGGGGCCTTTGCGTGGCTTTCTGTTACGGAGATGCAGATGCCGGAGACTATCGCTGAAACCGGAGGCTGTCGAACTTGACCATTCCGTCTAGAGCTTGGGCTTTGCCTTTCCCTTGCTCGCTGAACCTCTGTGCCGCTGCCCGGATGCCGGTAAAAATCTCGTTCATTCCGTGACCGTAGATGCAATGCGAACAAAAGCTGGAGAAGGCCCATGTGGAGATTAAATTTCCAACCCGTTAATCAGTTTAGTTCTCACTAGAACGCTTAGAAGCTTCTCGCTGTACGAACGATCCCAAAAAGGCTCCGAGCGTCAGTTTCGCTAAATCAAAGAATTGTGCATTCGCAAGACCTAGAAGTGCTAAGAAAATTGTTAGAAAAATTGTGGCGAGAGGTAGCCCGGTTAATCCCATCTTAGTGAAAGTTCCCGTCGCCCCAGATAGTGAACTCAGTCTTATGAATTGGGTTACAGCTGCTTCATTTCCTGAAGAAATAGCTGGCCCAAGGACAGGGTAATCATGTGGTGCTATTACATATGACGTTACGGCCCCGGATGAAGTTAGTAGACGGATGCCAATTGTGGCGCAAATAATTCCAGACATCAGGCTAAGAAAAGGGGGGAGGAAATGTGACGTGATCCGTCCGAAGAAGTTGTAGATGTCTCGCTGAGAAATTTCAGGAATGGCCGACGCATTTTCTGGACCGTATGTATTCGGAATTTCAATTAACATACCAAAATCCGCCAATCTGTATAGCATAAATGCTGTAAATAAAAAAAGTATGAGCGCAGTGAAAATAAAAATAAGGCCACTAGAGAGGAAATAGCTTCTGTAACGGAATGCTACGTAGTCTGCATCCTGAGAAGCTTGAGGAGCGTCAACTCCATTTTCGGCACTATCACCATTTCTATTGGTCATACTTTACTCCGGCAGTAGTGCCTTTGCTCAGTTTGGTAGTAAAGGTATCTTGGAGCCTCCGCGTTCGATATGTCAATGTCGTCTAGGGGCATGTCCCATATCTAATGCGCTCTCCTCCCCACAACCCCCGGCTGATCCCCGCCCTTCCCCCTCTCCGCCGCATAAGACTCGTTACGGGCCGGTAGGCAGGTCGGAGGTTGAGTGGAAGAGCTTTCTTCAGGTGACAAGACCGTCCTTCAGGCCGACGCGATCGCCCACCAATGGCTTTAGCTCAAAATCTGGAGAAGCTGGCTCAAAAGGATGAGGTTCCTCTTTTCGTTCCAGATCGTTACATCAGTTCCATAAAGGGTTCTAGCTTTCGTTTCATGAGTTCTACCTAGGCAAGGAACGATCACCGCGCTATCGTTCAAACGGGGTTCATAAACGGTGGAACGATGGAAACTAAACTGACGCTCAGCCGGGCCGCCGACCTGTCCGGCCACAACAAATCTAAGATCCATCGGGCTATACAGAAGGGCGCTCTATCGGCCTCACAGCCTGCGCCAGGTGAGCAATACGAGATTGAGCGCAGCGAGTTCGAAAGGGTGTTCCCGCCAAAAGAGTGGCCGAGCTTGAACGAGGTTCCGGAACGGCCTCAGGACACCCGTTCAGCGGGTCGTTTGGAAACGGGGTTCGATGAGCGTTCCTCAATCCTCGCGGTGAAGCTGGAGGCGACGGAGGCACGGTTGGCTGAGCTTCAGGAGGCACTGACGCGGGAACGGGATCGAGCTGACCGTTTCGAAGATGAGCGCCAACGCCTCCTAGAAGCGCCCCGCACCGAGGTCGAACGTGAGCGGGCTGAGCGTGAGCGTGAGCGCCAGGAGGCTGATCGGCGGGACCAGGAACGGCGAGACGAGGCGGAACGCCTTAGAAACGAGCTGGAACGATCCCGGCAGGAACAGGACCGGCTGGCCCGTGAGGCTGACGAGCTTCGGCAAGCGCTGTTGAAACCTCAGAGCCTATGGGCACGGCTAACCGGCAGGTGATTGCCCTTTGGCTCGGCTAGAAAAGTGGTTGCGCAAGCTGGCAGTTTAGATCGTAGCCCAGCCATACGACTTCATCGAGGGGGTAGCCGATGCTTCCTGCCTGCTCGTTCCACAAACCCGGCTTCTCCTCGTCGGTCATTAAATTATCTACCCGGCCAGTTCCGGTGAGGCGGTCCACTTTAAGCCGAGAAACTTTACCATGTCGCTGTGAATAGCCAATAATTGACTTAGGACTGTTGATAAAGATACCGTAAAAGGTCGACATTCCAGTGTGAGAGGTATGGACGGCCTCACCTTCGGCTGAACCTAAGTTAATAGTTATTGTTTCGACTTGCTCATCTAATTGGTTTTGCACCTCACAGCGCAGGTGGATAACTTCGCTTGCGTGTAGAGCTGTTGAGGCGCTAAGCAGGGTGAGGACAATAATTGCCTGACGGATCATTCCAGCACCTCACCTGTCACCGGGTCATAGAGCCGCCGCGTTGCAGGCAGATCCGCATCCATACCGGGCAGAGCGGGCTGAGAGACCGGCGGCAGGCCATCACCAGAAGGAAGCTGCTGTTCACCGGGAAGCTGTGTCGGAACCTGCTTCAAAGGTGTGTCCTGGCCGATGAGGTGCTCTTTCCCCTTCTGTTCGCGCTCAGACAGCACGAGGGTGGCGGACATGAGGCTGCGCCGTATGCCATCACGCGACCCATGCCACGCCACCCGGTCATTGACGACATAGGCGTTGACAGTCCCGCTTTCGCCCACCTGCCAGATCTCAATCCAGTTCTCATCCCTCAAGATGTTCAGAGCACGCTGCACTGTGGGACGTGAGACGCCAGTGGCGTCCTGGAGTTCGCGCTGTGAGATAACCACGGCGTTATTGTCACCCATGCGAGCTGTGAGGATGTGCATGACGGCAGCTGCTTTCGGTGCACGGATGATGAGCTGTGCCCATTCCTCGTGCGCTGCCCGTTCGGTCTGAACCCATGTCCCGCGCAACTTTCTCACTGGTAGCTGTCTGGTCATTTCTTTTCCTGCCCCATTTGATGCAGCCCTGTTCACGAGCTTTCCAATTTCGGAACTACACGTTCCATATCTGCACGTCTACAAACTTTCAAATTCTGAAAGCTGGTGATGCACCCTGCCTCTTCCAGATGATGCAGGGGTGCATCATCCAGATGATGCAGGGGTGTCTAAAAAGTTGTTCTAAAACAGAAGCTTATTTTTCGCCTTCTTATGATCTACAGGTGAGAACCGGGCCGGGCCGTGTCGGGCGAAGCAGCCCGCCAGGGAGCAAGCGCCGACCGGCGCGGACTGGCCCGGTTTTTACCTGTCTGCGAGGTTTCAGCTTGGGCTTACGGTTGCTGGACGCGGCACGGCTGCCGTGAGAGCGACGTGGGAATGGGGATGATCAGGCAAGAAGGGGAAAGGGTTATCCACAATCGGCTGGAGATACCCCTGCCTGTAGGGAGATCCGAAGGCTAGACAGGAGCCATGAAGACTTGGACCCGCAAGAAGACCTTCGAGCCTGAATTTGAGGATTGGACCGTCCTGCGAGATCGTTTGGTCGTCGGTCGTGTGTTCTGGGACGTAACCCAAGGCGGCGCACGGGCTGAGGTCTGGCGCTGGTCGGTGATCACGATGCCAAGCAGAACTGGCTACTGCGAGACGCTGGAAGGCGCGCTGGAGCAAGTCAAAGCCCATGCGACGGATCGGTGGGGACATCAGCCATATCGTTGGCCGTGAACCTGGACGATGCCGGGCAACGAAAGAAAAAGAACAAAGCGGGTGCACTTGATTTCCGAATCACCGCACGTTATGTGTCAAGCACCAAATTTGCACCATATCTGGTGCGAGGGTGGCAAGGCTTGATTGTGGGATAGTCCGAAAACGGATGAAGCCCGCCCTGGTGGAACAGGAACGGGCTTCGATACGAACAAGGATCATTTTAATGCAGACAGCTACCGATGACAAGTCTGAGGCGGAGGTTAAGACCCCGTTCAGCATGCGTAACGTTCTGCTGTCAGCCAAATAGCCCCGCCATGCCCCCGCGTTTCGGGCGCGGTGCGGGGGCATTAATTCATCCGAAGCAGACCGGGCCTTGAACCGGACATATTCCACCAACCGCCCTAGCTTCTGACCACTGAGCGAAATCAGCGGAAGGGGATGCCGTAACCCCACACCAAAAAGCGGCAATGACGATCCGGGGATTACCCCTGTAGCGCGTCAACCATCTTGTCCTTGAGCGACAACCACGTTGGCCGGTTTTTGGGCGGTGGGGTTGGCGTTTTTCGAGGCTGTTTTCTGGTCAGCTTTCTCCTTCGTTGTGGTTGTCGGTGATGG